GAGGACTTTAAATAATGAGCTATGATGACCCGTTTGCGGTAGAAGCTCCCGCCCCTGTCGAAGATGTAGACCTAGATTACAGCAGTATGTCGGAGCAGGAACTCCGAGAAGCTCTTTACTTGAAAGAGGAACTAGAGCATCGTAAGCATATGGAAGTCTGTAGCAAGGATTTCATAGAGTTCTGTAAGTATATGGACCCGAACTTCATAGTCGGGAATCATCACAGGATAATGGGAAAGGCTTTTAATAAGCTTGTACATGAAAATAACAAGCGCATAATCATTAATATGCCTCCCAGACATGGAAAATCGTACTTAACCTCTCAATATCTACCAGCGTTCTTCATAGGAAACACACCTAAAGCTCAATTAATGAATATTGCGAACGTAGCGGAGCTCGCGGTGAAGTTCGGTCGTCAAGTAAAGGATGTAATCGGCTCAGACAAATTTAAAGAGGTATTTCCAGGGATTGAAGTGCGTGCAGACTCCAAATCAGCGGGTCGCTGGCAGATTAACAAGGGAGGAGAGTCATTTTCCGCCGGTGTAGGCAGCTCAGTAACAGGCCGTGGTGCAAATCTACTCATTATTGATGACCCGTTCACTGAATCGTGCGTCGCGCAACCTAAAGTATTTGATGATGTATGGGAATACTACCTTGCTGGTCCAAGACAGCGTTTAATGCCAGGAGGTAATATCCTAGTCGTACAAACTAGGTGGTCAGTAAAGGACCTAACAGGTAAATTACTCCAAGAACAAAGTAAAAATGAGCGTGCAGACCAGTGGGAAGTCATTGAATTTCCTGCAATTCTGCCAAAATCAGGGCAACCGCTGTGGCCAGAGTTCTGGACTCTAGAAGCACTTGAAAAAGTAAAAAACTCACTAGACGCGCGCCACTGGAACTCCGAATGGCTACAAAATCCGACTGCTACAGAAGGCGCAATCGTTAAAAAAGAGTGGTGGATGGAGTGGCCCTCTCAATCTCCACCTGCTTGCTCGTATATAATCCAATCGTACGACACGGCATACTCAAAAAAAGAGTCCGCAGACTACTCAGTTATATCAACTTGGGGTGTTTTCTACCCAGAAGGGGATTTTGAGCGTAAAAATGGGGAGAGAAACTCATATGACGGGCGTGAAGCACACGTAATCATGCTAGATGTAGTCAGAGAGCGCTTTGAGTTCCCTGAACTTAAGGATGAGGCGTATAGATTGTACTCGTATTGGCAGCCGGACACGGTAGTCATCGAAGCAAAAGGCTCAGGAGGGCCGCTTGCCCAAGAGATGCGCGCCAGGGGTATCCCAGTTCAGGAATATTCTCCGGGTAAGCGTAAAGGGGGAGGTGGACAAGACAAGATAACTAGGTTACACTCTGTATCCGACTTCTTCCGTTCAGGGATGGTCTGGGCACCGGATGAACTGTGGGCCAGAGATATGATTGACGAAGTGCAGGCATTTCCGGCAGGCGACCACGATGACCAGGTCGATTCGATGACGATGGCATTGATGAGATTTCGAGAGGGTAACTTCCTGACGTTAAACTCAGATGAAGACCCAGCGAGCGAGTGGCGCCCTAGAAAACGCATGAAATACTATTAAAAACAAAGACTTATGGGCAAAATAGCAGATGGAATCAAGCAGTACGGGACTCAGCAAATTCAAAAGGACAACGCCGAGAGCGATTACCTAAAAACTCTAGTGCAAGACACCTCGGACTTCCTGTCTGACTTCGATGACGGAGTACAAAATACCGTATCAGATATTCTCCCAGAGGTATGGGTTGACCCAGTAGAGACACAAACAACGCCAGAAGAAGACGATTATTTAGCGCACCTCCGTCAACAGCACCCCGATGCCACAGATAGCGAGCTACGCGGCAAGTCTGTTCGCAATACCTTCAATAAAACAGAGCAAAGCGCACGAAGTATAACTGGAAACATAGCGCTTGGTGCGCTTAACGCAGTATCCACCACTGATAGAGTGAAGGGACTAGACTATGACTATATAGAGAGAGCTAGTAACCCATACACACTAGACCCTGCGCTTCTAAGTGGGAGTGCCGCTCCTAACTCGGAAGCAATAGTAGCGCGCTACGAGGGACTAGAAAAAGGAGATTACGAGTCGTTTTCAGATGAAGACAAGACGTTCTGGAACGGACCACAGGCTCAACTGATTCGCAGGATTGATGCAAATAAGAAGCAACACGGTGAGATAAAGAAATCAATAGAGGACTACAAAACAGAGGCAGATGAGTATGTAATACACACTCTGCAGGACTACAGGAATGACGAGGAGTTTCAAAAGACCTACGAAGAGCACGGCGGAGGTATGGAAGGCTTGTTACACGGGTTGCTTAATGAGGCTATAAATGACCCTGCCAAAATGCCCGTTGCATTTATAGAAAACCTACCTTATATGATAGGTTTTGCATATGGTGGTGCTCCTGTAGTAGCTACATTAGCTAGCCAGAAGGACGAAGAGAACGTAGCGAGGTTTCAAGAAGAGAAAGGACGCGCGCCAACTACTGCTGAACGTACTAGACTACTAGTAGACTCTGTTGGTAGTATCCTAATGGAACGCTTTGGTGATAAATATGTACTAAGAGGTAAGGCAGCCGGTGCGTTTAGAAAGATTAATGAGGTACTTCCTGGGGTATCTAGGGTAGTAGGAGGTACTGTAACTGAAGGTATATCAGGTGGTGGCTCTGAGGCATTTGACCAGGACGCTATAAAACAGGATGTAACTAAACTAGATACCTTTAAGATAGCTAAAGCAGCTAAAGAGGAGGCTCTTGTTGGTGCTGGTGGTGGCGGCATTGCTACAGTAGCTAATAACCTAGAATCAACTGCTAAATATGCGCTAGAGGACGAAGATAGAATACCGGATACTCTTAGAAACATGGGAGTACCTATCCCTGAGATGAAGAAACAGATGATTATGGGAGACAAAACTCTCAAATCGATGCCAAAACCTGACCTAGTACAGCAGTCTTGGAGAGCTACGGCCGAAGACATGGACAAAAAAGATGTCCCTATGCAGGAAATCTGGGAAAAGACAGGCTTCATGAAGAAAGAGGACGGAAAATGGCGGTTTGAAGTGGACGATGCAGGTGCTGAGCTGACAGCGGAAGGCTTGTCAGTAGTTAAGAGAAGAGCACACAACGCAAATATGCATGACTATAAGCTAGGTAACCTACTTAAGCACGATAAGATGTATGAGGTGGCACCCTCTCTAAAAGACACTCGGGTTAGGTTCTACAGCGGAAAGAGTAACTCTAGGGGCTACTACCTAAGCGATAATGACACTTTGTACTTAAATCTGAATAGATTTAGTGCTCCTACATCAGGCATGGTAGCGGATGATGTCATTGACCTAGAAGAGCGTATTGAGAACCTGAAGGCAGACCCTAAAAGTAGCGATAAAGCCTTCCCAGCAGGGCTGAAGTCGTGGGAAACCAACGAAAAACAGGTAGAAGAGCTAGAGAAACGCTTAGATAAGCGTAGAAAGGCTATGAGGACGCGTAGTGATGCTGATTTGGGTGTTTTATTGCATGAGGTACAGCACGCAGTACAGCAAAGAGAGGGATTTGCACGAGGAGGAAGCCCAACAGAGTTCATGGCCGAGATAACCGTGGAGAAGATGGGTGAGATGTACCCAGACAGGGATTTTTCCGAAGAAAGCGCCCTAGAAGCCCTTAATGAGCTACCTTACGAGCAGCGTAAAGAACTGCTGGAGGAGATTGAAAAAGAATCCCAGAATCGATACCATCGCCTATTAGGTGAACAGGAGTCTAATGAGACAGGGATGACTGAGAAAGAAGGGGGACGTAGAGGTATGACCCCTGAGCAGTTAAAAGGGACGATGCCCGGTGAGATGGGCACTAATAATACCTACTGGCAGGAGCCTATTGTTAAGGATGCGGAAGGGCCGCGTTGGAAGATGGATAACACGCAACCGTCTTCTATGTGGGACGATAAGATAGAACGCCGTATAAAGGTGATGTTTCCTAAGGACGAAAGAGGTAAATATATACCTGAAGAGCGTCTAACTAAGGAGGAATATGCGGAATTTCAGAAAGCCCAGCATCGACTAGAAGTTCAGGCTCGCATGGATATGGAGGAAGAGATTGCACTGCGTATAAAAGACGCTACGGAGCACGAAGGCGCTATGCAATCAATAGAGTACGGCGGGGAGACTATAACCGACCCTATGTTTATCCAGAACGAAGAGCATTTTAAAGAGAAGAAAAAAGCATTACTTGATATTATAAATAACCCGTCTACAGACCCTACTTCGTTTGAGAAAGCCCGTAATTACCTATTCAAGCTAGAAGATAAGGCTGAGCAGCTTGGTTATAAAATAGGTAAGAAGCAAATGAGTGAGGA